TACAGTCACGATTGGAAAACAGGAGACTTGATGTTGTTTGATCAAACACAAGCACTACACAAGCGTCAGCCTTTTCCTGAAGTAGACGGCGAACAGCAAGATAGACTATTGTGGCGAGGAGCATTTTATTATGACGGAATACAGTAGAGATAGTGATGTAGAATATGTACATATGAACTGGAAAGTTCCAGTTGATGTTGTTGAACAAGAATATTTAAATGTAAAAGATAAACTAATTATACATCGCCCAGAAGACGGTCACAAAGATTGGTATGCAGTAACACTATACGGAGTTGATGCAAACAGCACAAATAGTCACTGGGAATATGGTCTAAGAGCCAAAAAAGATCTAACAGAAGTAGGCAAACAATGTCCTAAAACTATGCAGTGGATTAAAAGTTTGCCGTTAGCACGTATTGATGATGTAAGATTTTTAGTAATCAAGCCGAGAGGATATATTGCTCCACACATTGACGTACCACAGCGCAATTGGCTTGAGCCGATTAATATTTGTATCACGTGGCCAGAAGGTAGTGAATTTACACATAATGGAAAGAAACTACCGTATGCTCCTGGTGTTCCATTGGTTTTAAACATACACTATGAACATGATGTTAAAAACAATAGTGATCAGGAACGCTTGCATTTACTGATACACGGTAAAAAAACTAAAGAGTTTTGGAACGATGTCAATACACTTTCTTGATCCTAAAGTAACTTTTATCCATATTCCTAGAACAGGCGGCACAAGCTTACTGTACTGGGCAGAATCAACTGGTTTGGTCTTTGATGCACCTAAGAAATATAAGCATTGTACATTTAGTGAAGCAACACAACTTTGGAAAACCTTAGGCACAACTTTTACATTTGTAAGAAATCCATATGATAGAATGGTAAGTTTATTTCATTATATGGGACAAAATGCAAAAAACAGAGTAAGCATATGGAAAAGAGGACATACTCCAACTAACCCCGACGGAACACAAAATTCTATCTATAATGATGATATAGCAATGGCTAATTACTATGACTTAGGATTTGAAAATTGGCTAATTGATTATAGTAACGAATCGAGTAGTCCTTATAATTCTTACACTAATGTACGTAACCCAGAAATATTTAACAACTGGTATAGCACACCCAGGACAACAAATTATTGGATTGAAGATAGTATTGATATTGTAATAAAAATAGAAGAACTTAAAAATAAAATTAAATTATTAGAAGAACTATTTAACACATCAATAAGCATGTCGCATTCTAATAGCTCAACTAGGGATACATATAAAAAATATTATAATACTAACACAAGAAATATTATACAAAATATGTTCAAAGACGACTTAGAAAAATACGGGTATCAATTCTAAATGATAGTATCTGCTCCATATCCAGATTCATCATTAATATCATTTTCTCCTAACGAAAGGTTAGATCTTATTAACGATCTTTCTAAAATTAATTTCAGTTCAACTGATCCGTTAAGTAAAAATTATCAAAATTTAGATTGGAATGATTTTCAAGTTATAAGTATCTTCAAAGTAAAAGAAGATATAGCAGAATTTAGTGTAGCATGGCACAGATCTAAATATTATGAACCTGGTGAAATACGCATAATGTCTAAGTATTATAAAAATCCTAAATATAGGCATGCAGATTCTCGGAAACACTTAGGATTAAAGCATACTATATTAATGATTGAACATCAAATGGCTATGTGTAAAGCACAAGGATTTGCTAGTGCATTTATAAGCCGAGAAAGGAGTCCAAGATACTTTCGCAAGCTAATTACTAGTATACAAGAAAAAACAAACACACAATGGCATTTACATGATGATAAACAATGTGTGTGCATACCAGAAGCGCCGAGTTGTTGGCAATACAAAGCGAGTACCAAATTATGAGACAGCGTAGAGAAGAACTTCCACTATTTAAAAAACTGACCTATACTTTTGACACAAAAAAAATACTTCAAGACTTTGAATTATTAGAAGATACAACTGTAGATGGTAAATCTGTATTTTTTGACGATTTGACAATTAAAGGAGGATACGGTGACGTAGTAGGTAGTAAAGCACCTACACTCGAACGTGCATTTAGTATCGGACAATATACAGAGTACATATCTGGTATGACAAAAGGCCACTATAAACAAGTCGGAGTTACTGAATTTAATAAAGATTCTGTTGATATAGATTACACTAAGAAAATCGGAAGTAGGCCAGATGAAAGACACTATAACAAACTCAAGCCACAACTTAGCGGAACATATCTTGAGTCAGTGCTTAACACTTTTATAGCTGAAAAATCTAGATGCAGAATTGCTATTATGCATCCCGGCGGCTCGATCAAGCCTCACATAGACTACAATACAGATTATGCTGTGAGATATCATATTCCACTAAAAACTAACAGCGATTGCGGATTTAAAAATACAGACAAGCAAGGTAATAGTGAAGAGTGTTTTATGGATATTGGCGAATGTTGGTTTCTAAATCAAGGGTTTAAACACAGTGCCTGGAACAATGGCAACACTGAACGTTGGCATTTGATTATTAGCTGCCTTACACAAGAAGATTTATATGTTTAAGAACAAAGTAAAAAATAGTTTTATTACTACTGATTTTACAGTTAATCCAACTTTTTGGCAGACCTATATGACAAGTGAATGGACTGATAGTAATAAACTATATTCAGAATATGTAAGTGATGCAACAGGTGGTAAAGAAATGAATAAGTTCTTTGTACAAGAAATACATAATTTTGATAGACCTTTACTAAAATTAATCAAAAGCCTTTGGAACGAGTTTGGTATTCGACCTCGAGATTTTAGATGTAACTTCTTTAGAGTTTTAGAAGGAGGCAATCTTCCTATACATGTGGATGTTAAAAGTGAATGTAGTTTTCTTATTCCTGTAACAAAAAATACAGGTGCATTATATGTAGAGGAAGGCACAAAAGAAAGTATTGTATATGATACACTTACAGTACTTAACACAAAATTACCACACGGAGTAGAAGCACCTTCACAAGAACGTATAGTATTTCATATGGGAATACATGATATAAAATTCGGAGAATTAAATGTATAGGTTAGATAAACAATACGATATAAAAAAAATTAAATCTGAATATGCCGAACTTGTAGAAAAAGTAGGCTGGACGCCAGGCTTACCAGATCATTTTGATGCAATTACTTTGCAGACTGACGGCACTGAAGATTACCATTTACATTATGATATTGACAAATTCTATATTCGACACTGGGACGATAACGATGTAGAGGAATGGACTAAACAAAATGAATCTTTTAAGCAGTTATTAATTCCGCCAGAATGGGAAATGTCAAAATTTATAATTGAAAATAATTTAACAAGAACAAGAATATTACGAATAGCACCTCTATTTGTGTATAATACTCATAAAGACTGGACAGATAGATGTCAATTAGGAATTATTACAAATGAATATTGTTACTACATAGAAGAAAGTGTTTTATATAATATTCCAGATGACGGCTATGGTTATGTTACTGAAACAACAAAAATGCACAGTGCAGCAAATGCTAGTAAAGAACATAGAGTAAATTTAGTGGGATGTATAAATGTGGCATAAAGAATATGATGTAGATATTAAAACAATGTCTGACGAAGAACTAAAGCAAGTTGCAAGAGATATTAACAAACATTTAGTGGTTATATTTAGAAACCAAAACCTTACACCAGAAGATGAACTTAGAATTGCTAGTGTAATGGGTAATGTAAAAGCAAATAAAGGCGAAAGCACTACAGCAAAAGATAATCTAAGTCTCGTACCAGGTGTGCTAAGAGTAACTGGAGAATTAAATGATAGAGGAGAGCCAGGATTATTTGGGCACGAAATAGAGTTAGATTGGCATACGCATCATCCTACAGAAGAAAATAGATGGCCGTTTGTTTGGTTATATAGCGAAAGAGGATCTAAAGGTAGTAGAACTAGCTGGATTAACCAAGTTCTTGCCTATAATGACCTACCAGAAGATGTAAAACAAACAGTAAATGGTATAACTGTCGCTTGCGGACATAAGGTAGGTAATTTTAGTCCAAGTGAAATATTCCAAAATAATGTGGTTTATAATAATCCACAAAAAATTGTCAGAACAAATATTGAAAATCTTACAGGACTATACTTTCCTTTTTTACAAATATTCGATATAGTTGAAGGCGCTACTAATGAGGAATGGCCTGAACTATACAACTATATTAAAAATCATATTTTGCAAGAGAAATATATAATGCATCACGATTGGGAAGATGGCGATCTTGTTATTAGCGAACAATGGTTAAGCATACACAAACGATGGACATTTGCAGATATGAAGACAAGGGTATTACATAGGATCGCATTTGATTATGAACACAGTTACGTATAAGAAATTAAATTTACCTAAATTAGACTTACCAGAAAACTGGCATACAAATGATGTACAACTGAAAGCAAAGGTCGGAGGATATATTGCTTATTATGTAACCAATGAAGTTGATAAGCAAATAAGGAGTATATTTCCAAAAGACTTTTTTCCTAAAAAAACTCATATAATTGCACAGTTTATTGATCCGCAATTAAACGGACTTATACATATGGATAGGCGTGAGTTTGCTATTAACTACATACTTAATAAAGGTGGTTTAGACGCTCATACAAGCGTTTACAGCAGTGATAAAGTACTTGAGAGTAACTATACGCAACAGGAGAACGAGTGGTACTTGTTAAATACATTTAAGAATCATGCAGTACATAATATAACAGATACACGAGTTGCAATAAGTATTAGTTTTTATGAATTTGGAGACACACAATGGAGGTTTATAAATGAAAAATATGAAAGCAAATAAACCATTTGATGACGAAACACTAAAGAACATGGACATTATACATGATCCTAACACTAAGTTCTTTAAAGATCAATACGAGCCTAGTTACAGCATAGATAACTTTATTACAGAACAAGAACGTATACAGTTGCTTGACTTTTGGTATAAAGAGTACAACAATGTTGGCTGGGAAATAAATGGACATATTGTAAACATTCCGCACCCTATACGCTACAGCGTAATAAATGATATTTTACGGTCTAAAGTATATGAACACTTTGGAGAAGACACTGTATTTTACAGCGAAGTTTCAAATGATCCTATGAGTGTCGGTGATCAGATGTTTAAAAGTATTAGACCTTATGGGTTACATACAGACAGTGTTACACATATTCCTGGCTATCGTCCTTACAAAGACATTATTTTACCATTAGAAATACATAATAATGTATCAATAGATTATGTAACTTTTAATCAACGTTATCGCGGAAGAGCTACACATTTTATGAAAAATAGACATATTTCTAATTTTAGCGGCTACAGTAATACCTTTAGATTATTACCATATGAGCAGTACGGAGTCGAAGGTATAGAATACGATAAACTAGACTGGGCATGGATGGAACGTGAAATGCCTGAACACATACCTATGAGCATATACGAAGGATTAAGTATAGAAGAAGTGTTGCCCTGGAAATTGTGTAGTGGTATTGTACAAGATACAAGTGTATTACACGCACCGACAGATTTTAGAAAAAAAGGATGCGATTGGAAAATAGCAATAACATTTCATTTGATGAAAAAGGATGAAACTTATAATAATACTATGGAAGGATATTCTACGTCTTTTAGCAGATATACTCTTAATCCGCCTTTACTGGAGAAATAAATGGAAGATAGATTTAAAAAATATATTAGGCACAATTTTATAGGTGGGCACGAAAACGATTCTAAAATGTTTGTTCCTACTGACGAACAAATGCATTGCGAACAGCAACTAGCAATGTTAGGTGATTATGCTAAGTTGAACTTTAATTTAGATATAGACAAATTTAATAGTGAGATAGAACCATATAACGACAAATGGGTTGATTATCTTCCTAGAGAAGGTGAATCTGATCCTAGATATGGATTGATGCTTTGGGGATTAGAAGGTGATGACTGTAATGATAGTTTAAGTTTGCCTGAAGCTAGAAAGCGTGTAGGACATAAAGTAATGGAAGCTGATTTTAATTATCCTACACAGTTATACAAGGACCTTACTAGCATTCATGATCTTTGCGATTATTTCTCACCTTTAGGAAGAACATTTTTAGTTAGAGCAGACGCAGGAGCATATTTTCCACCACATAGAGATCATCAATATTTAACTAGAGATTGTTTTAGAATATGTGCATTCTTTGATAATACAGATGACGAAGCATTTGAATGGGAACAAAACGGAAGAAGATTGCCGATTACTCCTGGAAATGTAATTTATATTGACACAACTAAAGTGCATAGAACACATGCTTGGGCAAATGGAAGTATTCATCTAATAATGAATATTCCAAAAACTTGGGATAATGTAATAAAATTAATAAGTGTTTTAGGTGTTTAGTTTAAATTAACCCAACTAGATCCGTCATACCCTTGGAACTTTGCAACATCAGTTACAAAAACCATTTCTCCGGCTGTCGGAGCAGTAATAGCTGTATCTCTTGCACTAGCATCTGCATAGACCCCTGGTTTAATTGATCCACCAACTTCTAAACCTGCTGTTGGTACTGTACCAATTGCTCCAGGAACACTAATTTGCATTTTACCATTAGAATGTAATTTAAAATAATTACTAGAATTACCTGAACCTCCCGGCTGTGGGAAATATATCAGGTGATCATTTGTAACATCTAATGTACTAATAGTTGTAGTTGTTGGTCCAGTTGAGTCTGTTTTAGCAAAAGTTAAACGGCCTATCGGCGAGTCATCTGCAAGTGCGCCTGCCTCTGTTCTGTTAAAAACTAGTCTATTGATATCACCTGTGCCAGTAAATTGTAATGAATTATCAGGAGCAGAAATAAAATCAGTTACAACAGATTCAGTCGTAACTGATGAACTTGCTCCGCCTACAACATTACCACTAACGTCTCCAGTTACATTTCCTGTTACATCACCTACAACGTTACCAGTAACATTACCAATTACTACACCTGTGTGTGTACCGTTTGTGTCCCCAGTTACATTGCCTGTTACATTTGCAAATAAAGTGCTATCTGTATCACCGATACCTACTGAAAGTATAACACTACTATCTTCAGAAAGAATATCACCACGCAAAGCGCCATTAAATTCGGCTAAGTTTGCATCTAATATCGTAATACCGTTTGCATCTACAATATTATTGTTTAATGAATCTACTTGATTAAATGTACCTGCTACATTATCATATACTAATACAGAGTTAGTTAAGTTAGTAAAATTAACATCACGTAATGTTTCTAATCGGAAGGTTTCTCTTTCAAATGCTGAAGTTGCGCTATTATACACAAGAACATCATCGTTTAAAACACCTGTTGTATCTGCATCAGTTAATTCGCCTAGTGTTGCTGCGCCACCCGCGGTTGAACTTGCTCTCCAGTCTCCTGAACTAGCATCATATGCTAATACATCTCCATCATTTGGAATTGTACTATCTGAATTAACATCTCCGAAGCTATCAATGCTTAATTCGCCTAATGCTGCTTCTAAACTAACTTGTGTGTTAGTATCTACTGCGTTACCACCTACTGTAACACCGTCACCTACAAAAAGTAGTTTTGTATCTGTTGCATATATTAATTCACCTTCTGCTGGTGTAATTAATAATCTTTCTGAATCTGTTCCTCGTCTTAGACGTAAAGCCATCTCGTAACTCCTGGGTATGCTGCGCTACATGTATTTATGCCTTTTACGCATTTATTATTTTCTTTTCTTAAGGAAATACTTTGTTCTTTTAGTAATATCATGTTTTACTTTAGCGACATTTAGTTCAAAATCTACATTAACTATATGATCGTCGTATTCGTATAATATTTGTTCTATACTATCTTCTATTTCTTCTGACGTTAAATTTTTATTTTTTGGCTTCGTCATATCAATATCCCATACATTACCGTCTTTAAAATATATGAGTACTGACCTGAGGTATTTCATAGGGACTGTATTAATCTCTATATTATTAAATACTTCAGGCCAGCTATCTATAACATCCTTAGGGAGATTATTCTTTTTGTTTTTAGGCACTCTCTTCGGTCTTTTTCGTTTTCTTTTTGGTAGGAGATATTTCATCCGCTTGCTCACGTAACCGTTTTGCTTCTTTAAAAAGCCTATCGGCATCGCTACGATATTTAGCAGCTATTTCGTCATCAGAAAGTACAGCGTTATCTGTACTCGCTACTGGTGTTACAGGATCTGCAATTACTTCTTTGCTTGCAGCTTTCTTTGTTCCTGAACCATCAGATATGGCGAGGTCTCCAACTGTTACTCCTCGTTGTTGAGCTATAATGTCATTTAGCTCACTTAACAAAATTACACTATTACGATCAGGCGTCATTTCTATTTGGTTTGTTGGCATTTTTACCATCTTGCCTTGTGTGTGAAAGGCAGCAAGCATATTTCTACCATCTGGCAAATATGTACGTTGCATAACAGTAGCAAATTCAAATGCTTCTTGTCCTGATGAAGATTCAAGTGTACGCATTAACGTATCGTGTTGATCAGCACCAAGATTTTCTGTAGTTATTACTACACAGTTTTCCGGTTCTCCGGGCACAACTTTGTACGCTACTACCACTTTTCGTTGATTGGCTTTTAGTCTTCCAGTATGTTTTAACATCATATTACGCTCCTTGAGCACTTCCTTGTGCAGGCTGCGATTGTGCAACAGCACCTAAAAATGCTTCTAACTTACTGTAGGTTTGTCCTACAGTCATCATTTCATTTGGTTTAAAAGCACCACGTTGACTAGCAACATCAATAATTGATTTTAGTGCATTAAGGTCATTAATTGTTAATTCTGGACCTTGATCTGCTGCCGGTGCTTGTTCTTGAACTTGTGGTTCTTGAACTTGATCTTCTTTTGTCATAGACATTTTCTCCTTTAGTATAGTATATATTAGTTTTTTATTAATTATATTTTAAATGTGGACAAGCTAACATAAAATATGATAGCTCTTTCGCTTCTTCAAATCCTATTTTTAGAGAATAGGAAATAGAGTTTTCGTCATTTAGCGTTACATGTCTGCCTACATAGTATCTACTTTTTAGATTACTATCTATCCATTTAGATATAGCAGATTGCATATTGTAATTAAGAGGAAGCTCTGCATATTCAAATGTATCAGGTGGAAATTCTGTTCTCCTTACATTAAATACATTATAGATATTAGGTTTAAACTTTTTCAAGCCGCTTCCTCATAGTGAGCTGTAACACCAAACGGTGCTTCGAGATTCTTATCGTGGTGGCTGTGAATAACAAATACTGTTTCGCACCAGTCTGGGTCGCCCCAGCTATCCCACGCATAACCGTCTGTAAACATCAAGAACTTTTTGGGTTGAATATCTTGTTCTTTCATATACTTCCAGTTGGCATCAAAGTCGGTGCCGCCACCGCCCATAATTTCGTAGTCTAACAAGTCTTCACCGTCATCTGCTGTAAAGTCTTGCTCATTATATACCTTAGTGTCAAAGCACCATACTTTAATTTTGTAATCTTGATATTCGTCCATAATGCCTTTAACTTCGCCTAAGAAGTCTTCACCTTGTTTACTACCGATTGATCCGCTCATATCAATTGCTACACAAATATCAATAGTATCTTGAAAACTCATACCTGGCAAAATGGCACCGCTTTGGTAGCCTTTACGTGAAGGACGACTAAATGTATAATCACTTTTAATAGTTGATTGTATTTGTTGACGTAATAATTCACGCCAGTTCATTTTAGGTTCAGTAAGCTCTTTAATCATACGCTGTACACCTGCAGGTGTATTACCTGCTCCGGCACTTTGAGAACTAGCAATCATTGCTTCTTTTACTTCGTCACGTATTTGATCCATTTCGGCTTTGCTGTACTTAGGACGACCTTTACCGTTTTTGCCCTGTCCGTTACCTTCGTCGCCGTCTTCGCCTTCTAAGTCTAAATGTTCGTCTAACATTTCTCCTAGTTGTTTTACAAACTCTTCACCATTCTTTTTAGCTTCATCAAATAGTTCGTCGTAAACAGCTTCTGATGTCCAACCTTCGTATTTGAAGTCTTGATAACAATCGATAAAGCTAGGCTTAGTACCGATTCGATCACGTACAAGTAGATTGTTTACAATGTAATCTGCGGCAATATTGTACAGCATAGGATTACGACTTTCACGTCTGCCTAAGTGATCAAATACCATATGTAAAATTTCGTGTGCAATAACAAACTCAATTTCTTTATTATTCATTGCATTAAAGAACTGAGTGTTGAAATACAAGTTACGACCGTCTACAGCCGCAGTCATCAACCAGTCATCGGCAGCAATAATCTTTAAACGTGTTGCCATATTACCAAAAAATGGATGTCTTAATAACAGTCCTACTCGAGCAGTAATGATACGATCGAGCACATCTTTCTGCATCGTTTCGAGTTGATCGTCGGTGATATCAGGATCAGGTGCCCAGTGTTTTAGTTTAGTTTGAGTATCTTTTGCAGACATTTGCATTGCTACGTATGATGGTAAAAAGTCTAACATTGTTTGCCCTTTATTACTTATAATGTTATTATAACACATTTATAACATTTGTCAAGCTGATTGTGCTGCCTTAATATACTTACCATATTTTTCGTGGAATTCGTCAAAGCAATCTACTTCGTCTGGATCAATCGGCAATGCATACTGCGTAAGTGCCAACTTAATACCCATAACAACTAATTCTGTTTCAAAGTTATCCATAGCAAAACGTAGGAAGTTATTAACTTTTGAATCAAACTTTTTATCGTTTGTATCTGCTGATTCTTTTAATTCATAACATAGACTTACTGTAAGAGAATATTTTGCACTAATTTCGTCTGTCTTCAGTTCTTTAACTTTACCAGCAAGGATGTCAGTTGGGTTAGGCATGCTGGACGCAACTTTACGATGTGCCATAAACTTTACTGCAAGACCTTCGCCTACGGCACCGGCAACTAAGTCTGTTGTTGTACCTGCATCTAACTCATCGTCTAGTAGTTCACTAACAAACGACCATGAACGAGGTGTTGCAAACGAACGTGATGAACTTTTAGGATCAAAATCGTAAAGATCTTGTTTTGCAAACTGTAGGTAACCTACAACGTCGGTATTGATTTTATTATCAACTGCCCAGTTAAACCAGTCGTCAAATGCAACACCCATTTCAATGTGTATGAAACGATTAGCTAACGGAGCAGGCATACGGTATGTAACACCTTTGTCAGCTTCACGGTTACCTGCGGCAATTATAGTAACATTATCTGGTAATTTGTATTGTCCTACACGACGATTAAGAATCAACTGGTATGCTGCCGCTTGTACACTAGGCGCTGCCGAATTCATTTCGTCTAAGAATAGTGTAATGTGATCGAACTGCGCCGCAAATTCTTCTGTTGGAAGTTCGCTAGGTGCACCCCAAACCATTGTACCTGAGTTACTGTCAAAGTACGGAATACCTTTAATGTCTGTAGGTTCCCATAATGACAAGCGAATGTCGATTAAGTGTGAATTTGTAAAACTATTTGTAATTTGTCCTACAATATCAGATTTACCAATACCTGGAGGCCCCCAAAGAAAAATTGGACGTTTCTTTTTCATTGCAACACGCAATGCATTTTTTGATTTACTCGGACTAAGTGTACGTGCTTCAGACATAATCTATTCCTTATATGTTACCCTATACACTTAATATAACACAAGTACTGTAGAAGTCAACCTTTTTTCTTTAACTTTATACTAAAACTTCCAGGATTATGTTTTGTCTGAACACATTCTCGTACACGTGGATGATTGCTTGCCCATATTGGTAACTCACGCATCATAGCACCTTGTCCGGTTATTACGTGACATTTTTTATAACCTGAGAAATAAGCTTCATTTATTCTTTGATTAAATTGCTGCCATCCGTTATGAATATAATATCCGTGTAAGTCAATTCGCATCTTTTTTCTGACGTGATAGTGCTTTTGTTAATCCGTATTTGCGTAAGTCTCCGCTAAAAAGAGTAAGTTCGACAGCTTTCTTTTCGTTTGTAACAGTTATACTTCTGTTTGTTAAAAAATACGGACAATCAATAAATTGATCTAAAAAAATTATTACCTGAGTAGTAAGAGGCATATCCTTTGGATAAGGCACATCATATACTGCTATTTCTATTTGACTGAGCATTTGATAGCCTTCTTCGGTTAATCTTAACCCGCCTACATCTTTTGCTCTAGTATTTTGCCACCAAATAGGCATATACTGTTTTATATTAGGTTCAGTTAATGCCATGCCTAATTGTTTTAAGAATATTTTAGTGTATGTTTCTTTCCAGTTCATTATTCTATAAGTTCGCCAGTAGAAAGTTTGTATACTGCAAACTCTTTACTTTTAAACGTATCATTTAATTTTTTTGCAAGATTGTGTGCGTGACCCGGATTTGAAAAACTAACTTTCTTATATTTTGGACCTGGATAACTTGTTAATGCATTAGAACTTTTAAGATTAAAAGGCTTACCTTGATAGAATACTGCCCAAATTGCATTAGCTTCTAAAATTTGTTCACATTTATAAGTTTTATTGTTTACATATTCTAATAATATATTCGGCTTTGGTCTGCTCATATGCGTAATCCTTTTAATTAACTACGCATATATTTATCTTTTTAAAACATTAACTACGCACTTAAAACTTAGATCCACCATCTAAATTAATTTGTATAACTTCGTCATCAGAATTTTTAGATTCTGCAACAAGTTTTTCTAAGTCGCCGTGCATTCTGCTCATTACAATACCTAAAGCAAAAGCAAGATTTTTTGCTGCACTAATTTCTAACTTAACTTCTTTTGCTCTACTTGCATCTGCTGACTTTACTTGTTGTAAAAATTGTTGTAAGGGTATAGTATTTAATGGTTCTATTTTAGACACGTGATAACTCCTGCCGCATTTCTAACTCAGTTTTAAATGGCCCTCTATACTCATATCGTTCAACAGTAATTAGTTTAGGACAAAAACTCTTAACCCAACCTTTTTCAAAACGAATAATATAATAACCTGCACAATAAAGACTCTTACTTTTATTGCTTTTTGTAAATAAAGGCAATTTGCGTTTTATATCGTACATGCTATTGTAAGGTATAACACTTGTTGAAAAGTTATATATCTCTTTATTAGGATCTATTGTATGTTCAGTATCTTCTGTAATACTAATGTCTAACCCAAAGGTATTTTTAATCTCTTTTTTATTCTCAAAAAATAATGTTTTATTTTTGCTAGAAAACATATATCTATCATCGCCCCAAGACAATGTTCCGATATTATTTCCTTCTTCTTCTAAGATCCAAAATTTATCTTTTAGGATTGTTTTTGCTTTCATTTAATATACCTCGCAGATAACGGTGTAGAATATAAAGCAGCTTGATCTGCAATACGCTGCATATCCCATTTAGCACAAAATTTCATTAATCGCATGCCAACTTGTGTAATATTTTTACCTTCAACTGATTGAATAACATTATCAATTTCTGTACGAATGTGCTCAGGTTGTGCAGTTAAATCACATAGTGTAACATTACGTGTGTAATCATCTAACACACGATGCTCTGCACCTTCATGATCTACCCAACGCTGTAACATCATATTGTTCCAGCTGAAGCCTTTTGTATTTTTATCTTCAAATGCTTCGATTAGTCCGACTTTGTTTTTTGTGCCTTTTTTTCTAACACCTGGATAGGCGCTAAACACATTGTCACTAGTGTCGCCACGCATACACTTTTCAAACAACATGAATTCAGGATCGGGAGCAGGCTTTGCTTCTCCTGTCTTCTTATCCAGCACGGGCTTGCCTTTGTCATCAAAATATCCTTCTACTGTAATAGTAGTATTACTTACCCCATTGTACTGCCTACAGTTAGGCGCAATGAGTTGTGCAAAGTCACCGTCGGTGCTAATAATAACGTGATTATCGTTAGGATGATTTTGTACCCAGCCAGCAATAAGATCATCTGCTTCTAGTACAGGATTTTGTATTACAGTACAATTAGTTTTTTCATATAGAAAATTCTTAAACTCGTCAAAGATTTCAAAGAACACTTTATCTTCTTCTGCTTGTACAGGAGTCATTGCATCTCTATGTTCTTTACGATTACGTTTGTAAGGCTCATAAAAGTCTTTACGCCAGCTACGACCTTCTAAACAAAACACAACATGATCAGCATCAAAGTCTTGCCATGCTTTCTTAACACTATTAAGTGTAATATGTAATGCCATACCTACTTTAGTATCAATGTCTCCACGTACAACATGTCGAGCTCGAAAGAAGGTATTAAGTGTATCTACTAGGATATAAGTTGCCATTAGTTTGCCTTTGTGTAATTTATAATAATACTATAGCACCGAATCTGGCTTGTGTCAAGTATTATCAATCCCATAAATTTTCGTAGTATTTGCCAAACAATGTAAATGCATTTGTAAGACGTTCTTGTGTTTCGTTTATGCAAGCCTTGCATACTGGATCACCAAAGTTTGAACATTTATCACGACACATATCTCCAGCATCCATTTCTTTTGACTTGTGTCCAAATGCCCAGATCATTTCATCTAGTATTTCGTTCCAACGTTCTTCAGTAAGATCACTAGGGTATCCATGTGTTGTTGCTTTGAGTTGTACAAGCATAGGATGAATAATCATAGCAAGTGTACAATCCATGCTCCATGTGTCGTGCGGTTCTATTTCAACTCTTGTAGCACGATTTTTACGATATGGTCCTATGCGTACTTTCATGATATCTCACTTTTGCCTTTGTCAATTGGCACAACATTAATATATCCTGCACCTCTATCTGTTGCATCAATGCCTTCTTCTTCAAGCATCCCATATACAATATCACGGAACCAGCGATCTACAATTTCTTCATCAGGATCGTTTTTAACACCGTATCCGTTGTCAATTAGTTCTTTAATAAAGTATTCGTTCCAATCAAGTTCAAAGAAGCCATTGCGAATATTATCTTTATTGACTTTCATGTCAAGTACATTTACCCAAGGCTCTTTGCGGCGTGTATGATATGCTTTAGGATCCTTCTTTTTAAGAAGTTTCATTTCTTCTTCTTTAATACGTGCTTCTTCGGCTGCAAGAGCTTCTTCTTTAGCAGTGATACCAGTTAAGTCTCTTACTTTTTTATTCCACCAACCCATTATGATTCCTCCTTCATATATGCTACATGCTGTGTAATCTCAGTTACTTCAATATATTTAGGTTCTGTATATGTAGCAGTACCTTTAATATTTACTCTAGCATACACTCCATGTTTTTGTAGCGCCGCCCAAGTTTTATTAAGCGCCGCTATATCTTTGTTAAATTGTTTTACAAGATCAGTTACTTTTGGATCTTTCATAAGTGTTTCCTTAATCTTTCATAATCAATCGGCGCTTCCATTGCTTTACGCAATTGTTCGTTTTCTTTAAGTTCCCCAGGCATTTCCGAATAAGCTAATGTGGAGTCTTGGGGTAAATCTCCATCCTTCTGCCATACACGCTTCAGCAACGTCTTTAACATTGAGGGCATATTCTTCACTGCGTCCACCCAACGGCATAAGGTATACCGGACATTGTAACCCGGCACTTCTGTAAGCGTCCACAGCTCTTTTGACTTCGTCAAAATCATCTTGAGTAGCGACAACAAACTTAAAATAAAGTTCACTACCGTTAACACTGTTATACTGATTAGCAACAACAGGGAGTATAGCAGTTTCCCAAGGTTCTCCGCTAACACTAAGTTTTGGGGAACAACTCCATGTGACTTCAAATCTGTCTTGAGTGTTAAGATAGTCGTAGAAATCGCTATGTAAAGGTTGTGTAGTGTTTGTTTCAAATGTGACATTTTTTAGATCCTGCATACGTGGGTGTTCAAATAGTTCAACATAAAGTCGTTGCCACGCCAACAACGGCTCACCGCCTGTTAGAATAAGATGGACGTCCTGCCCATTTTCTTGTACCCACTTACCGTTAGGAGTGAGCGATAGCAAGTGTTCGACTACTTCGTCTACAGTTGCTTGTTTATTAAAGTGTTTAAACTCTGGATAGATACTTGCGTATGTATCACAACCTGTGTGTATAATAGGCAAGTCATTAAACTCTTTTGTAGTTTCGTGTACCTTTGCATCAATTAAATCTTTTACTTCAGCATTGTATCTAATGCCGTCAGCGTGTAATTCTGTACGATTACGTTTTTCGTTAGTACCAAAATTCATGCAACGAAAGTTACAACCAAAAGTGCGTAGGAATACACTGGGTACTCCTACAAACTTGCCTTCGCCTTGTACACTATAAAATGCTTCTGAATATCTTAGTTTCATAAGTTTATTTCCTTATATATATTATTTGCAAATGTTTCATGTGCTTTTTTTCCGGGATGTAGTTTATCAACTGCTCTTGGCATCTTATGTTTCAAATCTCTAAAATCAACATCTAATATTTTAGTATTATTAAAGTTTTCTATTTGCTGTTTTTTAAAAAGTATATTATAATGTTTAATACCTTTATCATTTAAATAATAGTTACAGTGACTAATGCGTAAATTTGTATCAATGCTTTGATCAATATCATTGTGTAAATATTTAAAATATGCTTTAGAAATCTTACTGTTAGACCAATGTCCTATACTTTCAATTGTTAAATCTTCATTAATTACGCAATGTCTTTGATTAGAAGACCATAGAATAAAAATCATATCTGTTGGATCAAAGTCATAATTCATTATTTTGTGCCATATCTGTTTATTGCTTGCACCTGGGATACCTTCATTTAGACATTCTAAATTAAGTTTATCAGCTAGTAGTTTCGGCCAAGCTAATTGGCTAGGGGTCGAACCTGGACTTAAATCATGTTTAACACAATCTTCAAGTCCATGTCCGTATGTATAACTACACCCAAATGCTATTAAGCGATTCATTAGCAACTAAACTCTTGTTGTAGTTTAATGTTATCAAAGAACTCTTTCTTTGTACCTGCGTCATCTTTAAATGCACCACGTAGTACTGTAGTTTGTGTTAAACTACTGTGTGCCATAATACCACGATTCTCACAACAACCATGTGTTGCTTGAATGTAAACACCCAAGTGTTCTGCGTCAGTTGCTGCTTGAATCTCACGTGCAATATCATTTGCAAGTTCTTCTTGCAGTGTACCACGTCGAGCACACCATTGTGCAATGCGTGTGTATTTGCTAAGTCCAATTAACTTATCAGCGGCAATAATACCAATATACGCAATACCTGCTACTGGCTGGTGATGATGCGAACACATACTTTTAAGTTCACTGCGTACTACTAACATACCTTCATAGCGATCATCTGAATCATTTGGAAATGCTGTTGCAGTAGGTGCAGGGTCATAACGTCCTGCCATAATTTCATTGTAGTACATTTTAGCAAGACGTTTTGCTGTACCTTTGCTGTTAGGATCTTGATATCTATCAATTACAAGCGCATCTAGTACACTTTCAAATGCTGTAGTTGCTTCGTCGATAAGTGCTTCTTTGTCACCTTCTTGCAACACTGCACTAATATTATCGCCAGCCCAGTAACGGCTCTTTGCCTGTACTAGGCGGGCTTTAATCTCTTCACTTTTACTCATATGTTTCTCCGATGTTAAGGCAGTGGATTGCCTGTAGTTAAATTTATTATACAATGTATTTAGGTTAATGTCAACTTATTTTTTTGGTTTTGGTGTAAAACTATGATGATTCATAAAATCATTATATAAATCTGCATCAAGATTTTTTTCTGTCCATGGCGATATTTCGTAAGGAACCTCATCGTCTTTAACTAATATAAGTTGACAAAGTGGAGTTCCTGCCGGTATGAATGTTTCGCCTGGTCTCTTATGCCATTTTAAAATAACATTAATAGGCCATTGCGCACTATGATCTAGAACTCCGTGTACTGATGAAAACTCTGTTCTGTCTCCGTATGTAATAGGAGTAACTAATAATTTATAACCCTTAGGTACATCAACCCACCACGGTGTAGATATTTTAATTAATTCTTGTAGATCATTTTCAGCAAGAGGAACAGTGTGAGCTTTATCTTCTGAACTAAACCACGAAATTAATCTTGCTTTATGGAAGTTCCGTTCTTCAAGATATCGATACATTTTATCATTGAAAAAATATTGAAACTTTTTAGGATCATCTTTTTCAGTTATTATTGTAAGGTCAAACCATGATTTTACAATATACCCCATACGCATAGAAGGTACAATACCTGGACATTTTACAGAACTAGTAATTGCTCTTTTAGTACCTTCTACTGCATTCTGAGCCTTATAGTTTTTGACAACTTCCTTTTGCCAAGAAAAGCTTACTTCCTTTGATGGAACAATTGGATAAGTTTCTTGTACTTCAGGAAGCTGACAATAAAATTTTAATTTTGGTTTTTTCTTTTTCCAAAACATCATTCAAAATGTTCTTTCAACATTTCAATACGATCAGTTGCCGAAGCCATTTTATCAAGTTCTTCTTGAATAGCTTCTACAATATCACTGTGTTCACCAATGCCCACACTGTGATTCATATAAACCAAAATATTTGTTTTTGCACGTTCTAGCTCACCTTCGGCATGCATTCGTGCTGCTTTTACTAATTGTTCTTTCATTCTGTATCTCCTTGTTTAGATCCGATGCAACCAAAAGCAATAGTTGCGACTGTGCCAACGTATGGAATTAGTGTAACTAATATCCACCATACGTTAAGTCCTGCATCACGCAGACGCTTTACTGTAACAGCAATCATAGCCCATAAGGCAGCAACGAATACAACAATTGCAATCAGCGCACCTAAGCCACCTGAACCTTCTAGCGCAATAAATCCTGCTACATATGCTAGAATAGAAACAACTAATACAGCCCAGTATTCTTGGCGCTTTGCTGTTCCATTAAAATTAAAATATTCTTTCA